TTTTAGAGAGTGTGCATATTCAGATGTACTATTATATGCGTAATGCATACATATTCTTTGAGTCATTGGAGCGCACCTTATTGGGACTCTGTACCATTACATGTTAGTTTGTGTTATTCTATAATGCGGTATGCTCTTTAGATATTTCACATACTTATCTTGTTTTTGTGTACACGGTAACCCAGTGTGAAATTGTGCGTAGCTTTTGATAGCGGGATATCAAACCCGCAACCACCGCACGCCTGTGGGATGGCAGCGTGGGTGACCTTGTGAGTAGGTATTGCAAGTCCCGATCCTGTTAGTGGGATGGCTCCCACTAGCAGTATGGCCAGTCGGCATTGCCGTCAATCGCACCACATTATGGGTACGAAAACTTTTCAGGTTGTGCATCCCTTAATTGCACGTGGTTCACAGAAGCGTTCTATGCAGGTGACTCCCACACGAAAGATTGTTGAGAAGTTTGAGGATTCATCGCTTCGCAATGGAGATAAGAAGGCAAAGCGTAAGTTTGTCCTCTTAACAAAGCTTGAGAAGCGCCAGTGGCGCGAAGCTCTGCAGCGAGCTATAAGTGCTGTTAAAAATCGGCATTGTGCCCGTGTATTAGCGGGCTATAAACCATCTCGACGTTCAGCACACCATTTGGGTGTATTGAGTCGTAGTGAGGCCGCTTTGTTTGAGTTTATGGGGCAGCAGGATGACGGTGTTCAGACCCAAGGCATGGGTTATGTGACGTCAGCAGCTGCTGTGGTGGCTTCTGCTGCCACTGCCGTTGCTATGGGGCGTGTGACGGATACGGCCGTTAAGGCCAATGACATGCTTACTACGTTCCAGGAGACCCTCAATGGGTTTATTAATCAGGTCAAGACATATGGTTCTTTATTGTGGAAGCCTGTTTTGGCTTTGACTTTGTTGTGGCTTTTGAACCGTTTTGGGACTATACCTTTGCTTTATGAGCTCATCTGTGGGGTTGTGAGGCAGAATATTCCAGAAGCGCAGTCGCATTTTGAAGCAAAGCCCGATGGGATACAAGTACAGTCTGGTGGCATTGGGGCTACGGCTTCTATTGTTGCTCTGATTTGTACTTTTTGGATGCCATTTGGTAAGGATGCTTCATTCTTATCGGCGGAGTTTCTCAGGCGATCTTCGCATACCTTGAGGGCAAGTGAGACTATTGAATCTTACTTGAAGAAGGGTTTGGACTTGGTTGAAAGTTTGCTGAACTTTGTATTGCGGCGCGATGACAAGAGTTGGATTTCTTTGTCAACCAAGAAGAATGCTTATGAGAAGTGGAGGACACAAGTGATAGCCAAGCTTACTGAGTTTGCGCGTAACCCTGTGTTGCCGATAGATAAGATTCGTGAGGCAAAAGATTTGCAGCTTCAGGGGTTGGGTTTTCATCAGATATTGATAACCCAGGATTCGAAGCGTGATTTGAGTTATTGGCTTGAGAAATTGAGTTTGGCTTTGGCACCTCATGAGGGTGCCATTAATGCTGAGAACAATATGCGCCCGATGCCTTATTACATCATGATAGGGGGCGATTCGGGCGTGGGCAAGACAAGTATGCTTCGTCTTATTGGCTCCATGGTGTTGATGCTTTCAGGGGAATGTACAGCTGACACCGCGTTGGAAAACCTGTGGCAAAAAGGCACAACCGAGTATTGGAATGGTTATATAGGTCAGAAGTGCCTAGTTATGGATGATGCCTTTCAGGTTCGCCCAAAGTCTGGGGATATGGATTCCGAGGCTATGCAGGTGATTCGTGCTATTGGGAATTGGTCCTACCCTTTAAACTTTGCCGATTTGGCAAGTAAGGGTAAGATTTATTTGGATACGCCATTGGTTATGGGCACCACGAATTGCACTAATATTCATGCCACTTGGCAGGAGTTTATAACCCAACCCAAAGCGCTTATTAGGCGCTTTCAAGGCTCTTACTGGGTTACTTTGAATCCTGAGTTTGCGGACGATAGTGGGCGGTTTGATTATTTAAAGGTTCGCGATCTTCTGCACAACACGGTGCAGTCATTGATACAGCGTGCGAAGGATGGGGAGCGTCTGACCATGGAGGCCATTATGGAGGTTATGCCGTGGCATGTATGGCGATTGCATCCCCATACTTTTGATCAGGAACCCAAGACAAGTGTTGAACTGCCTGGTGGATTGAAGTCTGTTGTGGTTACCGCGGCAGAGGAGATTAAGGCGCGCAAGCGTTCCAATCGTGAGGATATTCAAGATATTAAGGATTTATTGCGCGTCGTTGCCGACGCTATGGAAGCACCTGAGGCGGTTGTCACGCAGTCTTTTGGCTTGTTGACGGAGCCAGAGATTGTACCCATGATGGTGGGTCCGGCAGATGGAGCAACCGCGTCTGTAGCGAGTGCGATTGCTGATGCTTGCCCCCCATGTGAGCCTATTGATTCGTTGTTTTGGGAGGAATCAAGTTATGGCCGTGCACTGAGTTCCATGTTGGAGACAGTGAAAGCGTGGTTGGATACTCTAATGCAGTCGCACCCTTTGTTAAAGGGTTTTGTTGGTATTTGTGGTGTTTTGACCCTTATACATTTGGTTCCGTTGGCCTTCTCTATTATTAGGGGGGCTATTACAGGTGTGGTATCCAGTATTGTGGCAGCCTTCAAGGGTGTGCTCTCACTGTTTGGGGTTAAGGATGTGCCTGCCAGCGATGGAGTGAGCACCCAATCAAATGAGCGTGCTACCGTGTTTTCTCCCGTGAAGGATAAAAACATGCGTATGGCTTCCTTTAACTTTTTGGGAGACTTACGCACTGAAGTTGGAGTGCCACCTCAGGAGTTTATACACGACCATGTGTACGGTGGAACAGTCAAGTGTCACACTGACAAGTACGTATTGGGTCAATTTATTGGTTTGGCTTCGGACGTGTATATGTTTCCTAAGCACTTTTTGGAACATATTGGATCTATGGACAGATCCGAAGTGCTTCAGTTTACGTCAGCCAGACATGGTTTGGTTGGATCCATTACGGTTCAAGCCTTCTTGGAACTTAAGATTGTGCGTGTGCCTGAGTTTGATGTTGCAGCGGTTTCTTTTGGCGGAGTCTTCCTTAAAGCCACTAGAAACATTGTGAAGTACTTCTTGGCTCAGCACGAGATTAAGAATTTGCTACGTGGTGGCAACAATGCAGTGCGACTTGATGTGGCACAGTTGAACCGTGATAATACATTGCGGCGTGTTGTATACAATTCGCCTACGTGTTACTATCACGGTGCTGCGCATGATTATGCCAAGAAGTTAGTACTGAATGGCTTATGCAGGTATAGTGCGCCAACAGTTGAGGGTGATTGTGGAGCCCCATTATGTGTTTCTGAGAACCGTTATTACGGCCAGAGATGTGTCATTGGCTTTCATTCAGCAGGTCGCGACAATGTTAATGGTCGTGAAGGTTATGGTACTATTGTCCCACAGGAATTGGCGCGAGAGCTGGTGCGTATGTTGAGCACGTACGTTGATGCTGGTGTTGAGGAGTTGGAGATGTTGGCTCCTTTGCCTGGAGGGGAAGTGCTTGTGCAGACACATGCGTTATTGGACAAGAAGGGGCTTACCACTGGTTCGTTTGAATTGGTCGGTATTCTTTCCAATCCTGTCAACATGCCTACGCAGACGGCTCTGAAGGAGTCTTCTATGCACCGTGACCAGTTATTTGGTCCGTGCCCCACTGCACCTGCTATTTTACGACCGGTTGAGCGTGAAGGTGTTATCAAGGAGCCCATGGCCGAGGCCGTTAAGGCTTATCAGACCCCCCTTGAGTGTAAGGACCAGGGGTCGCTGGAGCCGGTTGTGGAAATGGCAATGAAGCCCCATTGGAATGCTACTCAGCATTACCCACGTGATGTATTGTCATTTGAAGAGGCTATTGTCCCACCAGAGGGGTGGAAGTTGAAGCCCATTAACCGGAAGACCAGTGCCGGGTATAAATATACACCTTTTGTGTCTCCCAAGTTTCCTGGTAAGACCGCATTTTTGGGCTTTGAGGGAGACGTCGATTTTGTGAAGCCTACGAAGGCATTGCAGACTTTGCGCACGGATGTTGATACTATAGTGGAGCGTGCGCGGCAGGGTATTCGGTCCTTGCATTTGTGCACTGACTTCCTCAAGGATGAATTGCGTCCGTTGCATAAAGTGGAGAATGTAGCCACTCGTATGATATCTGCAACTCCATTGGATTATACGGTGGCTGTTCGCATGTATTTTGGGGCATTTTTGGCGGCGATGTTTTCCACTCATGTGGTTAATGGGATGTCTCCAGGCCTTAACCATTACAAGGAATGGTTTATGTTGGCTGAGCGTTTGTTAGAGCGCTCAGACAAGGTGTTTGACGGCGATTTTAGCCGTTTTGATGCAAGTGAGCAACCCTGGATACACATGGCCATTTTGCGTTATGTCAATCGTTGGTATAAGTTTAATAACTTAAACCACAGGCAGGAAGATGACATGGTTCGGTCGGTATTGTGGTTGGATTTGGTTCATTCACGGCACATTACTGGCTTTGGTAGCCAGTTGAGGTATGTCGTGCAATGGAACAAGTCGCTACCCAGTGGGCATCCTTTGACTACCATGGTCAATTCCATGTATTCCCTTATTACTTTGACAGGGTGTTATGTGGCTTTGACAGGGGATAACAGTGCGATGTGGGACCATGTGTTCTTGCAGACTTTTGGCGATGATAACGTCAATTCCGTTGATGATGAGACATGTGACTCATTCAACCAGGTGACAGTGAGTGATAAGATGAAAGAACTTTTCTCTTTGACTTACACTCCTGGGGATAAGCAGGGGGTTTTGGTGCCATATACCGACATTGGT